GTCTTCTGGATCGCGATCGAGACCATCGACGGTCCGCTACATCGACTGGCGACCCGTTTCGCTCATTGGTTCCAACGACTGACGGGCCGGACGACCTACTTCCTTGCAAAGTGCTGCCTGATCCTCGCGGGAATATCGCAGATTGTTCGTCTCGCTGACTACTGGTGGCCGATGCTGAAAGTTCGGGCAGACCTCACGAGCGTGATCTGTAGCATCGGCGTCTTGTCGATCTACGTATTCCGTTGTGCCGAGCTCGACGACGCAGATGCAGACGTCCGCCGAGGGAGCCGAGCTCTGCGCATGTTTCCGATCGATCACTCACCCGTCGGAAGCGTCCTTCGTGTCTTCTTCGTTCTACTTCTTCTTCTGATGCTGCCGATCGATGCTATGCACGTGGTTGAAGGACCTCATCACATCGCAGAAGCATTGAATGGGAGTTTCATTCCCGGAGCAGTGACAGCGGAATACTTCCTGACGGTGACTCCGCTCCCTCCGGGCATGAGCAAAGTCCGTGCCTGGATCAACTCTTTCAAGGCGCTAGGCGTCATGAGACCCGCATGAAAATCGTCGATCCTGGACACGCATACGACCTCCACTGGCTGGATGGTAAGCCATTCGTCGTACCACTCGAAAACTGCGATCCACCTAACCGCCTGACGTTCGTCAAACGAGAGGGTCCGGGATATCCGGGGAACGTCGGCCACTATCCCGGCACGACGATGCAAGAGGTCCTCCGCGCCTTGATCGACCGAGTCAAATACGTCGAAGGTCAGATTCCTCATCCAGATAACTTCAAGATCATCACCCTGCTGCAAGGCTCGATCTTCCTCCTGGAATCACGCGCTGCGGAGCGACATGGCCGACCGTTTACCGCCCCGATCCAGCTCGACATCGAAAACGTTCCAACGTGCACGAAGTGCGGTCACATCCTCTGTCCGGGAACTTGCCATTCGTAAGCCGTGAGTCCAATATGATAGTTCACGCTACGCGCGTAATCGCTGTCGACGACCAAAGCATGTTTTACCGTATGGTCCGCGTACTCGAATATCTCCCACTCACAAACGCCTCTTGTCATCTAATCGCGCATGCCTTCGGAAAGGCTTTCGGCCTGCCGGCTATCGACGGGTGGTTTTCTGACCGACCTTACGAACATTCGTGGATCGTAACTCCGCACGATAACATCATCGATCTCTATCCGATCGGCGTGATCGGAGGACCGTTCCTTCTCGATGCTGTCAGCGGGCCGTGGTCGTCCTTCTATCGACCTGGTGCTGATTGGTCAACAAAAATCGATCCCGTCGAATACGATAAGCTCGTAAAGGTTCTTGGAGACCTAGCGAAATGACTACAGCCAGGGAACTTCGCCTTCTCGTTCCGATTTCATTCGACGAAGTCATGATCCGCCAGGCGATCGAAGATGGTAATCCATACGCGCATGCACCGATCGATGACGGAGCTCGAATCGGATTCATCTGCGGAATTCTTTCTGGCTACCTCATGATCGGCGGGAGGCCTGACATCGCTCAGGCGCTTGCCCTTGTAAACGATATCGAACCGATGGTGAGATCATGACGAAACGGGATATTCTCGATCTGATGGAATCGTGGTCTGAGGACGCAGAAGTCGACGCGTGTCTAGCGGACGGAGTCGAGCACCTCGACGAGCTTGAGCCGGGAAGTCTCCTTCAGATCGTTGACGGTGGATTTACGTCCCGTCGATACGTCCTCTACGTGGAGCCACGATGACGCAGGTAGGAGTTGGAGTTGGACAGACGTGGTTCCAAGCGCGATCACCTGCGCGATCTGGAAACGTCGATCGGGAAGAAGAGGGCGGATGACAGTCCTGACGTTTAACACGCCTGTCTCACTCGAAGTCTTTCTCCAAGAGATCGTCGACCAAAACGGTGTGAACGATCACGAGTGGCTTGTCTTCCAAGCGGCCCACGCTCTCGCCGCATATCGTCAAGATATCGCTGCGTGTATCAACTGCAGAGTCCTCCTTCTCCAGACAGACGTTCGATATTTCTTCGGCGCGAACGAAATCGGACCGTTCTGCTTAGTCTGTGATCGAAAGATCAAAGCCCACGCAAGACGCTAATGGCCAAAGTCGAAACGTGGACTGACCGTCGAACGTCCGGATCTCTTTCTCAACTTCCCCAATCTTTAGTTTAGACACAGCAGGACGAAAGTTCAGATGGCCCGTGGACAAAGAATGACGTTGACCCGTGGGCAAGGACGTGCGGCGTCCTCCGTCAGCCGTCGTGTCACGTGGTTGCAGGAGAACTCAGACATCTGTTCGTCGTCCGACGACCGCTTCGTCTTCCTCGCGATGAAGGCAGCAGGCCTCTTCGCAAAGAACACATATTGGAAAGACGTCAACATCAGACAGTTGGTCAACCTCGCGAAGGAGTCCGCAGAATGAAAAGCCGGCGAAAGATATCAGATGACAGAATCGAACAGTTGGAATCTGCGAACACCGCGCTCCGTGGAGTGAAGGCGGATATGCAGCTGGAGATTGAGCGCCTGGCTGCGATCGTCGAGGCGAGCGCTCCTCCACCTCCGCGCGTATTGAATCTGCAGGCTCTTGAGGAAGGGGTCGAGCGTCTGCTCGAAGGAATGGGCGTGGATACTGCGGACCCTGACTTCCTCGACACGCCCCGCCGTGTCGCGAAGATGTACGCAGAGCTGCTCACGCCGGAAGCGAACAACTGGGCAACTTTCCCGGGAGGGGAGTATGACGAAGTCATTCTCCTTCGGGGGCATAAACTCTTCGGTCTCTGTCCGCATCATCTCCTCCCGGTGATCATGCGAGCGTATGTCGCGTACATTCCCCAAAAACGGGTTCTCGGTTTGTCCAAGCTGGCCCGCGCCTGCGAACAGCACCTGACAAAGCCGATCAAACAGGAGGAGCTGACTCGTGCGATCTGCGACGAGCTTTGGGATCGGCTGGAGCCGAAAGCTGCAGGCGTGATCATCGCCGGCCAGCACACCTGCATGACCCTTCGTGGAGTGGAGACAGACGGTGACGTCGTGACGTCTGCTATGAAGGGAGCGTTCCTGCTGAATGCCGCCGCCCGGACAGAACTGTTGACGCTAATCGGAAAACCGTGATGGCCATTAACCATAGTCCAGAGATTTCGCTCTTCGCAGCTCTTCGCGCTGAGGGCTACGAGCTTCCGAAAAACACCGTCGATGTGACGATAGAGCTGCCTATCGACGGCGCATGCGTTCTGGCCTTCCGCGTCTGGCTCGAGCAGGAGGACCTCGCAAAAGTCGGTCGGGCGCTGGCCCGTATGGGAGGAGATGGAGATGAATGAGCAGATTCCGTCAATCGGAAGGATTGTACACTATCGGCTTTCAGCAGACGACGCGACGCAGGTAAATCGTCGACGGACGACGGGTACGAGCATCGCGGTGAGACTGGAAACTGCCACCTGGCACGAGGGCGCGCAAGCACACGTTGGAAACTCCGTCCAGGAGGGAAGTGTCTTCCCCATGCTGATCACGCGAGTGTGGGGAGCTAATCCGACATCCGCCGTCAACGGACAAGTCTTCCTCGATGGAACTGATGTCTTTTGGGCAACGTCACGGATCGTCGGAACGGGACCAGGGACGTTTTCTTGGCCAGTCGTTCGCTAGGCGGTCAGTCAGTCGGGAGGAGACATCAGTCGGAGGAGACATCATGCCAAACGAATTCGACCTCTCAGTTCCACCGCGCATCGACCCGACAACGTATCCGTTCGCATCAGGTATGTGCCTGACTCACAAGGGAGCTCAAGTATTCTGGCATCACCCCTTCGTCCCGAAGAGACGCCTTTCGAAGACCCACAAGTGGAAGTACAAACACGCCCTGACGCGTGAGGAGAATCTTCGGGGTGCAACCATCATGCAAATCAGATTCCTCACGGCACACGTAATGCGGATCCATGCGTCACGCCTCGAAGTGGCCATGCCGATAAGCAACGTCGTCCTCTCAATCCTCACGGCGCGGATAGAAAGAAACGTCGTCCGGAAGGCGAATCAACTCGAGATCGAAGCGCTCTTCGAACATTTTGGCATCCCACCAGACATTTCAGATGCCGATCTTTTCAAGATAGACCTCGAAAGTCTCGACCGGAAGCATTGACATGACAATCTCCGTGATCAACCGTTTCAGGGACAAGTACTTCTTCCTCTCGAACTTCTACCCCTGCAAACCTGGGACGATCCATCTGCACTACGGCCTGTGCGGAAACGATCCAAGATGGTGGCCAACGACAGAACATGCGTTCCATGCGTCGAAGTTTCTGACTCCTGCAGAACGAGATGAAATCCACGCCGCGGCTTCACCCGGCGCCGCAAAGGAACTCGGGCATGCCCGACCGGCTCGCCCCGACTGGGACTCGATCAAGGAAGATGTCATGTTCCACCTGCTGACGGAGAAGTTCAAGGACCCGCAGCTGAAGGAGAAGCTCCTGCGAACATCCGACGCCGTCCTCGTTGAAGGCAATTCCTGGCATGACAACTTCTGGGGACAATGTACGTGTAATGACTGCCTAGCGAAAGCGACTTCAGGCTGTCTGAAGCAACTCAACCGCCTTGGCCAACTCCTCACGCTCGTCCGGTGGCATCTCGTTCATCCAGAGGTGGTTCATGGCGGATGATGTCATCTTTCAAATCGCCACCAATGGTGCAGACCGAGCGTACCGACCCGAGACGAAGCATTTCTACGTCAACGGGGTCGAAACATCGTTCTCCGACTTCGAAACATCGCGAAAGCGCCAACTGACAACCGCCCATATCAATAACGCGCTTGATCTATACTCGGCCGCATCATCACTAATGGCAGATGGCGAACACCGATCTACCGTCTGCTTCATGCTGGAGTCTATCCGCGCGATGAATCGTGCCACCGGACCAGACCTCGATCGAGAAAAGCTCATGCGGTGGCTCGGCTTTGTTCAAGCCCTCCTCTGGGAAGATGGACAGTTTTCGATCGACGACCTTCGTTCACACATGCGAAAAGAGGGAACATGATAAACGAGACAGCCTACGAAGACCGTATCGCCGAGCTCCGCGTGGGCTTCATCTGGCCCGATGATCCGAAGGAACGTGAGATCATTGCGGTCGCTCTTTCACTCGCAGGCGAAGCCGGTGAGCTCGCGAACAAGGTGAAGAAGAAGTATCTGAAAGGCGGTACGCATCGAGACCTCGTTACCGTCGGTGAGATCCTCGAAGAGCTTGGTGACATCCAAGGCTACTCCGCGATGCTCGCAACGGCGCTGTCCACGAACCTCCGACAAGTTCGCTTGGCGAATATCGAAAAGCTGGAGGCACGAGCTGAGGAACGCGTTCCTCGATGAGCATGTTCTTCTGGTTACTCGTCGGGCACGCAGTTGCCGACTTCCCGCTGCAAGGTAAGTTTCTGGCCGCTGCCAAATGTGGAGCCGTCCCTAGCATTCCACGCTTCTGGGCGCTCTTCTGGCATTCGCTAATCCACGGAGGAGCTGTGGCCGTCGTCACACATTCTGTCGTTCTCGGAATTCTGGAAACGCTCATCCACATGATAATCGACCACCTGAAGTGCGTCGGCCGGACGACCTTCACCGCCGATCAATGGATACACGTTGGATGTAAGGCTGCGTATGCCTTCGTCCTCTGGAGTGGACCGCTATGAGGCTTACAGACCTCGATCCCGGGTGGGTTTCATCTGGCGGCCCTGGAATCACGGACGCTACAGGCCAACCCGTTCCTGAGCGTCGAGGAATCGGTATCGCCTTTGACTGCCCTTGCCACTGCGCCTCACGGTGTTTCGTCGGGTTCGAGAATCCAATGGATGGAGGGATCCCATACGATGCCTCGAACCCTCTCTGGCATCGAACTGGAGAAACTTTCGAGACGCTCACGCTCACGCCATCGATCCTGCGATCGAAAGAACGCGGTGGATGCGGCTGGCATGGGTTCGTGACGGACGGATCGGTCCTGACGGTATGAACGGACCGTCTATCTTCCGAAGAGATGCTGAGGCTGCAGGCCGCCTTGCCCTCTGGCTAATGCGTCGACCTCCAGCTGACTGGGATGTCGACCACATCGCATGGCTTGCAGTCTGGGGCACGCACTGGGCAAGCCTCGCACTACGGGATGAATTCACAGAACACGAACACGGAATCCTCCGACAGGATGATCGGACCTTTCCGATCAACTACGAGACGTAAGACGATGGAAAGACGATCATTCATCAAAGGTCTTCTCGTTTCGGCTTCAGCCGGCACGGCTCTCGTCCGTCTTGCGAGCGAGGAAGAGGTCTCCGCTCTCGTCGTCAACCAACCGACTATCCTCACTCAACCGAATCCGATGCGACTAGACACCGCACAACATGCGTTCATGATAGGAGGGGAAGTATACGTCCGATACGAAGGTATGTTCGTCCCGATCGGCTTTATCACTCAGCTGCATGTTCGCCGGGCCCAGACCGAAGTTGCGCCCGCTTGGGACGGCGAAGTCCAGTACATCCCAGGTCTAAAGTCCGCCTCGTTCAGTTTTTCCGGAGAGGAATAGGTTTGTAATGAAGAAAGTTCTATCCCTACTTGTCGCGCTCATCCTGACGTCCGTACTATCATCCGCACAGACAGTCACGGACATCATTCGGTGGAACGCAGAAAGGATTGTGCCAGAAGTCCCAAAGAACCCTTCGCCGATGACGACAGTGACAGACGTTCAGCTTGTCGGAGCTTCGTTGACATGGATCGGAATCGGAGCAACGCTTGGATGTGACGTCTACTTCGGAACAGCCGCGACTCCGCCGAAGGTCGTCACTCGGCAGCCCTGTGGAACGTACGCTTCTCCAACGCTAATAGCGGGGACGAAATACTACTGGCGGGTCGTCGCCGCAAACGCGGCTGGCACGTCGACTTCTCCGACGTGGTCGTTCACGTCTTTGGCTGTTGTCACTCCTCCGCCTCCGCCTCCTCCGGCGACCTGCCCCTGCAGCATTTGGCCACCGTCTACCACCGCCATCGCGAATCAGTCGGGTAGTCCACAGCCCGTTGAGCTCGGCGTTCGGTTCAAATCCGATATTGCGGGATTCGTTACTGGACTGAAGTTTTATAAGACCTCAGGAAACACCGGCACACATGTCGGAACGCTCTGGTCAGCGCTCGGAACGTCTCTGGGAACAGCTACGTTCTCGACTGAAACAGCTGGGGGCTGGCAAACCGGAACGTTTGCAAGTCCGATTCCCGTCACGGCAGGAACGTTCTACGTTGCATCCTACCACTCACCAACCGGGAACTATGCATTTGCTGTTAACGCCTTCGCGAGTCCTCGCGACGCACCTCCGCTCCACGTGCCGTCAACGAGTCAAGTCTCCGGAGGGAATGGGGTCTATCGCTACGGCACGGCCGTCGCCTTTCCAAACGCTACATTCTCCGGAAGCAACTATTGGGTTGACGTCGTCTTCGATACGAGCGTTGCTCCGCCACCTCCGCCACCTCCCCCTTCCTCCGTCACCGTCGCATGGGATCCGTATGTCGCTACGGACAACGTCACGAGTTTTAGAGTGATAATCGATGCTCAACTACCGATCGCCGTGCCAGTGACGGTCTGTACTGCAACGGTCTGCACGGCCACGCTGGACACGACAAACACGCCTGTCGGTCCGCATCAGATCACAGTTCAGGCACTGGCCGGCGCGACAGTCAGTCTTCCATCGACCGTCCCTTGGGTAAAATGAGAACGTCTCTCCGAACGCTGGTGAAAAGACGGGAGCGCCTTCGCTGGAGGGCGCTCCTCTCAAAACGTGGCCTAGCGGCTTCCTCTGGACCTGGTCTCGGCTGGAGGTGGACTTACGTCTGGATGCTCGTGAAACGAGGAAATCAGAAGAAGCCGAAACCGACATGGCGAGAAGAAGCGTGATGCCAGGCAATCAACCATGCCCGCCGAATTGTGACTGTGAGAAGCATTCGAGGTTAGGTGGATGGCATCACTCCGAAGAAACAGCAAGAAAGATATCTGCTGCAAAGACAGGAGGACGACACTCGAAAGAGTCCATAGAACTGATGTCGAAGAACCGCCGAGGAATTCCAGCGTGGAATAAGGGAATTCCAGCCTCAGAGGAACAGAAACAAAAGCAGTCGGACGCACTACTGGGCCGTCCGCTTGCGGAAAGCCATAAAGCTGCTATCTCAGCAGGCATGACAGGAAAAGGTTTTGGTGGTGCGTATGCATATCAAGGTGGAGATACTGGTGCGGCGTATGCGCGGATCTTATGTCCTGCAGGATTCATGCGGACATTCTTTGTAGCGCATGGCAGTGACGGTAAACGCGAGAAGTACGAGCTAGACTTTGCTCATTCACGTCTCAAGATTAACATCGAGCTCGACGGTCCATTCCACGTCGGCGCACCCGATGAAGACATGACCAGAGATGCATTTCTCAGATCAGCTGGTTGGATCGTTATCCGAATTCCTCATAGATAATAGGAAACAGTCATGCGTATATATGTGGCTTCCAGCTGGCGAACGGCCCTACAACCGGAAGTCGTTCGACGCTTGCGAGAAGCGGGACATGACGTCTATGACTTCAGAAACCCTACAGCCGGAAACGCCGGCTTCTCGTGGTCGGCCGTCGGTCTGCCGACCAGTCCTCAACCTGCTCAGGTCATCCGCAAGATCCTCTCTGACGCCAGATGCAATTCCGGCTTCGACCTGGACATGAACGCTCTTCGCTGGTGCGATGCATGCGTCCTCGTTCAGCCGTCTGGACGTTCCGCCCACCTCGAACTCGGCTGGGCCGCCGGCGCTCGAAAACGGACCTTCATCCTCCTACTCGACAACGAAGAGCCTGATCTCATGTATAAGATGGTCGACTCGCTCGTCGTATCCATCGACGAACTCATCGACGTGCTTCGCATAACGCGCGCCACCACCAGCGAAGCCTTCAACCGTCCTGTGGACGTCCATTGACGTTCTCTTGACGTTAACATATAATTTCTTTCTCGGAGCGCCCGATGGATGTCATCGATCCACGCGTCCCAGCTGATCTACTTCCTGCAAACTGCCGAGCCCTGATCGTTGCAGAACATCAGGAGGAGTATGTCAATGTCCCGGCGATTGTCACTCCGCGAGGCCAAGTGATTACGAGGTGGGAACTAACGGACGACGAACGACGGGCCATCTTCGAAGGTGCTGACGTCTTCGTCACGCTCCTTTCCGCAGGACGTATTAGTCCGTTTCGGGTCTCAATCGGACCCATCGATTGGAAGGCGACGGAAAGCGGAGGATAAAATGGCTCCGTGGTCAGACGAACGCAGAAAGAAATTTGCTGAGCTAATGGCAAGCCCTGAAATGTCTCGGAAACTGGCGTGTCATCCGGATTCGTCATCAATATGAATTCTATGCTGAGCCACATCCATTCCTTATTACAGTCGGTCCTGCGGACTGGCTAGAGCGAGAGAATGGAGTGACAGGGAATGGCCATGCCGAGTGATCCGATCCTCTACATCAGTATCAAGATCAGTGAGGCTGATCTGAAGAACATCGACAACTTCAAGGAGGCGATGGAGAAGGTGATCGCGTCACTCGCGAAGATGTCAGCGAACATGCTAGATACCTCTTTTACTCCGCCGCCGCTGCAATGCTTCAAGGAAGCGGCTCTGTCAACGACCTACGGGCGAGAGCCGATTGTTAAAGAGATCCGATCCGCTCTCGACGGGACGACGCCCGATCAGCTTCGCTCCGAGCTCCGGAGAATGACTGACGCGCATCACCATGTGTGGAAGAACGCCGACCCGATGAGTTTCACGGTCACGTGTGCGATCTGTGGTCAGACGAGGACGATGAAAGACCTCCAGCAAGATCCACATCACAAAGCATTTACAGGATGATAAGGAATGTCTGAACCTCGAAAAGTCCCACCAACAGCCGATAATCCATTCGGTAAGCCGGATGCGTGCCGCGTCTGTACGCTGTGGGAAGAACCTGGACCAGTGTGGGGGACGGGAAATCGGTCGGCGAAGATCCTTCTGCTAGGAGAAGGCCCGGGAGCTGAAGAGGTCGACTGGCCTCCTGCGTATGACAAAGAAAAACACGGCCCTCCAGCCCCCGGCTGTGTCCGCGGATATGGATTCAAGCCTGAACGCTTCCGACCTTTCATCGGAGGGTCGGGTCGCCTGTTGACCGCCCTCCTCGCACATGCCGGAATTCACCGAGACACGCAGACGTTCGTCACGAACACTGTCAAGTGTCGACCGCCGGACAATCGGAATCCGACAAACCACGAAATCGGGTGCTGTGCCCACTTCCTCCAGGAGGAGATTGCAGATGTCGACCCGAACGTCATCATCGCGGCAGGAGATACAGCCCTCGGAGTCCTCACGGAGAAAAAGAAAATCGGTCTCTGGCGAGGAGTGCCAACAGCCGGACCACGCAGACGACCGCTCCTCGCAGCAGCAGGAGTCGTCGTCGACAGTATCGAAGAAACGGACGACCGGCCGTATAAAGTCTTCCCCACGTGGCATCCTGCCTTCATCGCCCGAGCCCAGTACTACTGGCCGTTCGCAGTCCACGACCTTTTTCGAGCGAAAGCTCAAAGCAGGTTCCCCGAGATCGAGCGTATACCGGTCAACATTGTCCGTGATGCAAATACAACGCGTGATCGAGAGTCTGTGCTTGCAGATATCAGAGCAAGGGGCGCCTTTACGTTCGACTTCGAAACGACCGGGCTCTCTGCGAGTAGCAGTTCGATTCTCATGTGCGGAATTGTTCCGCGGCCAGACACGGCTTACGTGTTCGATTGGACCACTGGTACTAAGCTCCTATTTCAAGAGCTACTTGACGATGATAAGATCGAAATCATCGGCCAGAACATACTCAACTTCGACCTCCCGTTCGCCGAGGAAAAAGGAACGAGGATAAGGTGGACGCGCGTCTTCGACACGATGGTCGCCTTTCACTTGACGAACTCGTCCTACGGCCAAACGACGATAGGAGATCAGAACGCCGGCGACTTCCGGGCGCGCGGGGCCGAGAAGGACCTCGCCTTCATCGCCTCGAACCATACGGACATTGAATATTGGAAATCTCGAGAGGACTACAAAGACGATCTGAAGGGAGTCTGTGGGACGGACTCGATCGCGACTGATCGCTCTGCGATGCATCCAGTCGACGGGTTGAAAGCTGAGCTGAAGAAGTACGACATGCTCGAACTGTACTACGATCATGTCCTGCCTGTCCATCCGATCCTTCGGAGAATGACCCAACGAGGGGTGAACATTGATCTGGAGAAGGCCGGATCGTGGTCGATCATGCTCCAGGAGAACGCGGACCGGCTAGAAGCCGTCCTGAAAGAAGGTCTCGGCGATCCCGGCCTGAACCTCAACAGTCCCAAACAGCTGATGGAGCTGCTTTACGGAAAGCTCGGCTTGCAGGTTCAATACAATCAGGACAAGAAGCGAGGGCGTGTTCCGACAGTTAACAAGGAAGCCTTGGAAGTTCTCGCGACTCTGGCTCCGGAGAATGTCATCCTGCGGTCCATTGTCGACATCCGTCACCTCCGAAAGATGGACTCCACATTCGTCCAGCCGATGGTGGCGGAAGGACGCGTCCACGCTCGGTTCGGGGTGTCGAAAGCCTCGAACGGCCGGTTCAACAGCTGGAACCCCAACGCTCAGAACGTCCCGGAGACGATGAGGGATATTTGGATCGCAGACGACGACGACTGCGTTCTGATTTCTGCCGACTCCTCCCAGATCGAGTGGCGGAACGCGATGGTCCTATCCGGAGATCCTGTCGGTCTCGAACTCCTCGCATCGGGCGTTGACAATCACAAAGCGGTGGCAGCTGAGACGCTCGGGCGGCGGATTGAAACTATCACGGACGACGAACGTCACGCCTCGAAATTCATCGTCTACGGTCTCGGCTACGGCCGTGGCGCAGCGTCGATTTCTGAAGGTCATAATCTCGACTTCGCCTTTGTCCAACGATTCATCGGTCGGTTCTTCTCGCGGTTTAAGGTCTTTCACGCCTGGAGAGAAAGCCTTCCAGCTCTCGTTCATCGTCAGCACTACCTCGCCAACGCGTGGAAGAGGCGTCGCTGGTGGTGGACTCGTGAGATCACAGAAATCTACAACTACCCTGCGTCGTCTACTGCCGCTGACCAGATGATCGAGCAGCTCATTGCCCTCGATCGTGAGCTTCCGGCCGGCGCAACCCTCCGACTGACCGTCCACGACGAGGTCGTGATCAACTGTCCGAAGGATATTATTCGAGAAACGCTTGTCTGTATCCGAACGAACATGCAACGGCCTTGGCCGCAGGTCGTGGATGCGTCGGCCAATCCCGACATTGTCATGCAGTACTATCCCAACGGCTGGTTCGTACCGGCCGACATTCACATCGGGTCCAACTGGTCCATGTGTAAATCGAAGAACGAAAAGATCAAGAAAGAACGGAAGAAACTCGAACAACACCTAGGCGTCGAAGACCTTCTCGGCTAGACGCCGCCGATAGGAGCCACTATGCCAATGACTCCGCGTGAACGATACTTGACCGACGCCCTCTTCCACCGTCTTGTCGATGAGCTCCACCGTGCGATGAGGGAAGGCGTCACAACTCCCACCGAAGCTCGTGAAGCGGCCATGCTCGCTCAGATCATGTACGAAGAAGAACGTCCTCGCTACATTCCTCGACGAGCCGATCGAGAATGGCTCGACACGCCGGCGCGGGAGGATGTATGATCCGGATGTCGCTCGAAGTGCCGTCGGCCTACCTTCAGTGGTGGTCGCCGTTCTGCGATATGGATTTCGTATTAGCCCACAAGGTCCTAGAAGACAAGACCTATGCGGGCTACTTCGCATCTCGGCCTACCTCGCGGGAGCTACTTATGGACAACTCCCTTCATGAACTCGGCCATCCACTGCCGATCGCCGATCTTCTGGAGGCGGCTCGCCGATGTAAGGCGGATACTATCATAGCCCCGGACAAGCTCGGAGAACCGGAGTGGAACGAGAAGTCCTTCCAAGAGACGCTAACCACGATCGGAGGAGAGTTCTCCGTCGGCGTGTCGATGGCCGGACGCTCATCTGCGGAGCGTAAGAACTACCTTCGAAACGTTTCGTCGGCGTCTATGTTGCTCCTCCCGTATCGAGAAGACCGACTCATGTGGTATCATGAAAACAAGGCAACGATCCTCCGGCAGTGGAAGAGGATCCACCTCTTGGGCGTGAACGAACTTTCCGAGCTCCGCTCATTTGTGGAAATCGCTCGTGAGACGCCCTTGATCGATTGGTCTGTCGACACCGGTAAATGTGTCAAGCATGGAGTCGAGCTTCGACGGATCGATGACAACGCCGGCACACTTCGTGGTGCGAAGCTAGCGTCTTCCGACCTCTTAAATCTCGATAATCTAACCGAAGCGCAAGTCCGCGCGGTTGAACAGAATATTCGTATCCTAAAGTCAGTATGTACCGCGTAGAAAACGGATGACGAAAATCCCTGATCCGGTAGCACTCCGGAATGTCCCATCGACGAAGAAGCTGTCGGTAGGACAACAGATATCACGCATGATGACAATGCTCTCAGCACTTCCTCGGAACCGCGCAACGGAGGAGTTGTTTACAGACGTCTGTACCTGGATGCTAGAACTCCCGCAAGGACAACGGCCGGAAGCTCTGTTGTCGATGATCTCCCAGGTCTTTTCGAAGTCTCTTGCAGAGATCGCGTCGGTTCTCAGGCAGATCGACAGACGGGCAGACTTCGATGATTTGATGCCAGAGGAAGGCTGGATCGCTGAGTACGTTCGATGGACCCGCCAAACGGAACCACCAACCGCGTTTCACTTCTTCGTTGCTGCAACCGTGATCGGCTCGGCACTCGGACGCTCCATCTCTTTCGATAAAGGGGCGTATAAAGTCTTTCCCAACCTCTGCGTGATGATAATCGCACCGACAGGACGCTGTCGAAAGACGTCCGCCTGTAATCTTGGGACGCGCCTTCTGGCAAAGGTCGGAGGAACGGTCTTAGCGGACAAGACGACTCCAGAAGCGTTCGTCGACGCGCTGAAGACCCAGGTGAATGCAACAGGGTTGATCTACGCTCCGGAGCTTGCCGTCTTCCTTGGGAAGCAGAAATATCAGGAGGGGATGGTTCCCCTGCTGACAGCGCTTTTCGACTGTCCTGATGAATGGGTGTCGAAGACGATTGGAAGAGGGGATACGTCTCTTACGAACGTGGCTCTCTCCGCCCTTCTCTGCTCAACCGCTGACTGGCTGAAGACCTCCATCCCCGCAGACTCGTTCGGCGGAGGGTTCATGAGTCGATTTCTGTTTGTCATTCAGAACTCGACTCCCCGTTCCTTTCCGCTTCCCCCTCCACTTGATCCGGAGATCCGGAAGATCTTAATCGCCAAGCTGTCGAAGATCAAAGCCAAGCGCGGAATGTTCACCCTCACACCACACGGCGACGCCTGGTACCGAAACTGGTACGACACTCGCGCAGCGCTAGCCGGAGACAAGCGTTTTGCCGGATATTTCGAGCGTAAGCCCGACCACATGCTTCGCGTGGCGATGATAATGAAGATTGCGGCGATGACGGATGAGAAGGATCTCGTTCTGAACGACAAGGATCTGATGTATGCTGAACGCATCCTCGGTTGGCTAGAGGCATACCTCCCTGGTACATTCGATCAACTGACTTCATCTGCAACGGGAGAGGATCACGCTCGGATCTTACGCGACCTTCGATCCGCAGGCGGCACGATCGAACATTCGGCGCTTCTTCGATCAAACAGCTCTCATATGAATGCTGAGCAATTCAAACGCGCGATGGCTACTCTCAGGGACAGTAAGCTGGTTGCGTGGAATGCCGTGACGAAGGAGTACATTTTGGAGCCAATTGCATGGGATTTATAGACCCCTCGATGGACGCCGCGGCGGCTGTTCCCCAGATTGTACGTGTGGAAGACATGTCGTTCCCGAGTCTCGCCGAGATTATCCGTGAGAAGATGCGGGAGGTTTGTGCGCAGAAGTTCTGGTCGGGAGCTCCTGCGGATCCGGAGGCCGCTCGGCAGAATCACATCGAAGGCTCGGATGGAGGGTCGTTAGGATTCGACATGACTAGTTGTCGACTATCCAAACTTCATGAAGGCTTACTGGACGTCCCGCCGTCCCTGGAAATCGAACGACGATTGGAATAGAATACGATTTACGTCACAAGTCAATTAGTGGAAGGAGACGGCAAGTGGATGTTCCTGATATCGCCTTGAAGAAATATGACAAGGTCGTCCTGGGGATGATGTTTGCGGGGATACTACTAGCCCTCGGAGGGGCGGGATACGGTCTCTACATCATCATGCCGTTCTTGGTCGAGCTCGCGAAGGATACGGTCGTCTTCTTCGGTCTGCTCTTCGTCGCCGTCTTCATGATGATCCTCGCGGGGCAGGCGTTTCTTTCGAGGGATGCATTCTACCTCAAGATGAAAATGATTGCCCGGTCGATCAGACGGAAAGTTGTTCAGTCTGACCCGATCGGTGCGATTGACGTAGCTATCAGTCGGTTTGATGCCCGGATCGAGGAGGCTGAAGACCGTCAACGCGAAGCCAACGCGGCCACGGCCCGTTTGGAAAAACAGATTCGGCATCCAGACCGGAAGTCGGGCGTCCTCGATCAGGCGGAGAATGAAGAGCGGCTCGCTCAGATGCTGGAGAAGGCGGGGAAGGCCAAGGCCGATGTCGATCTCCACTTCGTGGCCTCGGAACGGTGGAGAAAAGCCGCAGGTACGCTCGAACCGATGTTAGCAAAGCAAAAGGCTCGGCAGTTGAAGATCGAAGAAGCCCATCAGATGGCGCTTCGCGGACTTTCGAATCTCGAAACCCAGAAACACGTCTACGCGATCCAGCTCGACGCGCTAAAGGCCGAGGCTGCCCAAGCAAAGTCGTATCGCGCCTTCTTCGGTCGGTCGGCAGATCTCGACGTCATCGATATGGCAGTCGAAGAGATCGAACGTCAGTCGTCCGAGGCCGAAGCAGAGATCGTTCAACTGCTCCGACAGGCAGATCCCGTCGTCGAGCAGGAGCGCCTGCAGAGGGAGGTCGACGCCGATGCAGCCAGAGCGCGCCTCGCGGCTGCTGCCTCTCCAAAGGCCCTCGCAGAACCACTTTCATCGAACATCACGGCAGACAACGACAACGTCAAAACGAAGACCGGAGGCAGACAGTGAAGCTCACGTGGATGACAAAAGTCGGGTTAGCGGCTGTAGGCACGCTCGTGTTGTATGTCATTGCTGTTCAGCTGAACATGCTGCCCGGACGGTTCGTACAGAAGTCGGTTGTGCCGGAAGAATTCAGTCTGCCGACCGACGCTCCGGCGTCGAAAGCGGAGACGACCGACGCAGTTCCTCTTCCAGCGACCGCTCCGGCGGCTGCCCGCGGACCGCAGATCCGTTTGAACACGATTCCGTGGAATGCGACTTTCGGCCTGGCCTTCGCCAACGGCGGGCCGATGACCACGACGGGCTCACTGATGGAGAAGCACGGAATTCGCTTGATGATCGCTCGACAGAACGATCAGAACGTGACGCAGGCGGAACAAGTCAAATTCGCCAATGCTCTCGCGTCCGACGCGAATCCGGCCTCCGGCGTACACTACGCGATTATCATGGGAGATGGGGCGGCACAGTACGTGGCCGGTATCAACACAGGCGTCGCCAAGCTCGGATCGGAATATTTCGCCGAAGTCGTCGGGATCGTCGGCTTCTCCGGTAATTCCATATCCGGCGAAGACGCCTTCATGGGACCGGAAGACTGGAAGCTGGATCCGTCGACGATGAAAGGCGGACTCGTCGCAGGAGTCCTTCGAGACGGCGACTGGAACCTCGCCCTCTACTACCTTCTCCAGAACAAGGTCAAGAACAATCCCGACGAGCGGACTTGGGACCCCGACGCGCTGAACTGGGCTGCGACGGATGACTTCGTCAAGGCCGGAGAGCTGTTCACGTCCGGCTATTGTGAGGATCGTGAAGTTGTTCGCGACGGAAAGAAGACAGGCGAGAAGAAGCATGCTTGTGTTCAGGGAGTGGTTACGTGGACGCCTGGAGACGTGACCGTTGCCCATCAGAAGGGTGGGATTGTCAAGATTCTCTCGACCAAAGAAAACGCGAACCAGATGCCGTCGACGGTCGTCGGAATACGCAAATGGGGGAAGGCGAATCCGAAGAAGGTCGAAGAGATGCTGGCCGCCGCGTTCGACGGCTCGAATCAGATTCGGACATATGACGCGGCGCTGAAGAGGGCGTCGTTCGCACAGTTCGCGATCTTGAAAGAGGAGTCTGCCACCTACTGGCTGAAGTATTATAAGGGAGTGATCGAGTCAGATCGGAAAGGCTTGCCGATCCCACTCGGCGGGTCGCGTACCGCGAATCTCGGAGACAACCTCATGTTCTTCGGTCTGGCCGAAGGATCGGGAGGCAGTCTGAAGTCTTCGCTCTTCAACGCGACGTATGACGGGTTCGGCAAGATCGTCAAGCAACAGTATCCGCGGCTCGTGGCTGACTACCCTCCTGTTGAGGAAGTCGTCAACACGCAATACATCGAAGCCCTCGCGAAGCGCATGTCCACGACTCCCTCGGAAACGGCTTCGTTCTCTGAAGGCGCAATCGAAAAGGAGAACGTCGTCGCGAAGCGCGATTGGTCGATTACATTCGACACAGGCAAGGCCTCATTCACTCCAGCTGCCCGAGCGACGTTGGACGAACTCTTCCAGGCCGTCTCGATAGGTTCTCTTTCGATCGAGATCGATGGGCATACCGACAACGTGGGGAACGCCGTGGCAAACAAAGCCCTGAGCGAAGCTCGAGCGTTCGCTGTGAAGAATTGGCTAACGGCGAAAGCCCCAGCTCTCTTCCCCGCAGCCCGCATCAACGTCAAGGCCTTCGGCGATACGATGCCCGTTGATTCGAACGCCTCAGAAACCGGCCGCGCGAAGAATCGTCGGGTGACCATCATCCTGGGGACGAAATGACCTTCTACCTCGGAGTGATAATCGTCATCGCAGCGATCGGCTACTTCCTCTACGTCCCGGCCGTGGCAGTTCTCGCAGTCGCGTGGGCTACGACAGCTGGCTTCCTGGCAGCCAACCTCCTCTTCGGGACGACGCTCTTCTGGGCGATCGTCGTCCTGGAATCCATCTTCATCTTCTGGGCGTTGGATGATGAAGACGACGAGACAGGCGGGGTCGTCGTTACAATCTCGATCATCATCATCCTAGGACTGTTACAGGCCTTCGGCAACGTGAAGGTCGGATCGTACCTCCTCCACCATCCGTGGAAGTCGATCGTCTTCCTCGCCGCGTATTTCGTGGCCGGCGGCCTATGGTCGATTGTCAAGTGGTGGGTGGTAGAGACGGACAAGTTCGCTAAGGTACGAGAAGGCTTCCTCCGTTCGAAACACGCGTCGGGAACGACCGTTCCTGCAGAACTCCAAGACGAGTGGAGGACCGTCGTCGCGGCGAAGAAAACGGACACACTCGAGCATAAGGGTCGGTTTCTCGCCTGGATCGCCTATTGGCCTTGGTCTCTCGTCTGGACCGCCATCAACAATCCGGTCAAGAGGCTGGCCCAGAGGATCTACTACGAGCTTCAGTCAACATATCAACGGATCACAGACCGCGTCTGGGTGGCGCGCTGAATGTCTCTGATTATCGTCATCAAGCGGAAGCACAAGGCGCCACGCCCGATTTCAGCGTATTCAGCAGAGGTTCGCGTGACGGTCTCTTCCACAGAGCTTCGCACGATCGAAGAGCTGGAGGAAGTCCGACATCGACGAGACGACGGCTGGCCGATTCTGGTCGCCCGATTTCTGAAGAAATATCATCCTGAAGCTCTAGAGCAGGTCCGAAACGAGTTGAGGAGCGAATAGCGAATGACCATTGACGCGGCTGCACCACTGGTGGAGGCAAGATGACAGGCGAGGCTCGGGCAATCATCACGCCGAATGAGGCCGTCTCCGATAACACCGCCAAGCTGATCATCGTCGGGTGGACGATCGTCTGGCTTACGTACTGGACGTTCTTCAAACCGACGGTCTTCCCTACGCCTTTGGAAGTCTTGGCGGAGTTTCCAGACTTGTGGTCGAGGGAGGGACTCGGAGCGGAAGTCGTTTCGTCCTTCTCCACGAACGTGGAAGCTCTTGTGCTGTCCACGATCGTGTCCTTGCCGTTGGCGTATTTGTCATTGACACCGATCATCCGGCCAGTAGCCATCGCCGTTTCGAAGCTCCGCTTCCTGAGCCCTGCGGTCTTCTTCCTCCTCCTCCTCTTCGCAACGTCCTCCGGCCACGAAGTGAAAGTCCTCATGCTGGCCTTGGGAGAAACATTCTTCCTCACGACGACTATGGTCGGAGTCGTGGAAGCGATCCCCTCCGCGGCCTTCGATGACGCTCGAACCCTCCGGATGAGCGAATGGACCGTGACCTGGTACGTCGTCGTTCGCGGAACCGTCGCACAAGCTATAGACGCAGTTCGTGACAACGCGGCTATGGGCTGGTCGTCGATTATGTTTGTCGAAGGCTTCATCCGAACCGAAGGTGGACTTGGCGTCCTAATCCTCGAGCAGCAGAAATATATGAGATACGGTGTCGTCTACGCCGTCGCGGCGACCGTCCTCCTCGTAGGACTCGCGCAGGACTTCACGCTGGTCTGGCTTCGATCGGTCATCTGTCCGTATGCGCGGAGGACGAAGTGAGCGTCTACGAAAAGCGCGAGACGATCCTTCGAATCGATCACGTCTCACTCACGCTCAGCGGGACGTTGATCCTCAGAGACGTCAACGCGACGATTGAGAACATCGTACGCCCTGATCTCCAGCAGGGACAGGTCATAGCATTTCTCGGTCCGTCGGGCGTTGGAAAAACGCTCCTCTCCCGAATTATCGCGGGGCTGCAACAGCCGTCGTCTGGCTCCGTCCAGGTGAACACGTCGTCGACTCCATCGTCGATCAAGTTCTCGACCGTCCGTAAGGGCATGGTCGGAATGGTGCCGCAGGCATATCCGCTGTTCGATTTTATGACCGTCGAGGATAATCTGACCACAGCCGGAAAGCAGGCTGGGCTGAGGCCGAACGAGATCCAGGAGAAGGGTCTGTCGTTGATGAACTCGTTCGACGTCTGGAAGTATCGGAAGTATTATCCTCGAGACCTGTCAGGAGGCACACGTCAGCGGATCGCAATCATCCGTCAGCTGATGTGCTCTGACCACTTCCTGGTCATGGACGAACCCTTTTCCGGCTTGGACCTCATCAACAAGCGACGGGCCTGCGAGCTGATCACGCAAGTGTCGACACTTGACGAACTGAACACAATCATCATTGTCACGCATGACGTGACGGAAGGGATGAGCGTTTCCGACACCGTCTGGTTGATGGGGTTGGAGGCGGATCCGGCATCGCCTGGAAGCTTTCTCCCCGGCGCCCGTCTTGTCGAACAATACGACCTGGCCGCCCTCGATCTCTGCTGGCATCGGGGTATCTCGGAGGATCCCCGGTTTATCGAGTTCGTTGGACAGGTCAAGAATCGATTTCTGTCCCTAGGGAAATGAAATGGGTGGAACTGCTCCCATCTGTCCCTTCTGCAGGAAGCACTGCGAGCAGGGCGGAGTGAAGGATCATATTCGGATGACGCACCCATTGGACTACCCGAAGTGGATTTCAGACGATCAACCACCCTACTGGCGGTATGATGACAACGGTCAGCTGAGGACGCCATGACAACTGCCGGAACGGAACTACTCGCGGAGATCAGCCTTGCGGCCGTTGGCCTCTGGATTGTCTACGACAACTGGCCAAGCGTCTGGGGAATCTGCCTCGAGACGATCGTCGTCTTTCTCCCCATGATCGTTCACCGGATTCCTCGAAGACACTGATGGAATATCGAATCGTCGAAACGCAGGACGGATTCTTCCCACAACAACGGACGTGGTGGCTTTGGCGGCAGGAAGGAAGATTCACGGCGGAACGGTATATCACTGTCGCAAGAACTTGGGCACGGATTCGTGCGAAGCACGCCGATAGGCCGAAGTTCCGGCACATCATTCTCGGTCCGGAGAACTTCCGATGAACGAGCCTAGGCCGATTACATACCGTATGCTCTTCGAGGACCGGGAACTCCAAAAGCTTGATACTACATACTTCCACGAAGCTGAGCGCAATCCGGATTCGCCCGTCCTCTGCTCGTGTGCGTTCGATGGCGGTCACGAAGTCTCGTGTGATATTGTCGCGGCGAACGATCTCAGGCGACGTCTAGAGCATCCGCCCAAGTCATTCCTCGAAGACCACGCTCTCCTCGCGCTGCGGCTTGAGCCCGAGTGGACCGTTTCGATGTATGTAGCATACAACGATCTGACGGATGAGACAACCGCGAAGCTCCGTGAGTTTCTCTCCCATCACCTGCAGGAGACGCAACTCAGATGAACTTGCTTCATCGTCTCATCCGAATGGAATACGACTCTGACGCAACTACGCGACTCGTAACCGACGGTTGGTGGATGCGATCACTCGGACCGACCGCTCAACGGCGCAGACGGAAAGGACGAAGGACATGACGACGACACCGACTCCGAACTACATCAATCACATCGCTCTCGTACTCGACGCGTCCGGCTCAATGGCGAAGCTCGAAAAGCAGGTAGTGGACGTGGCAGACGCTCAGATCAAGCACCTTGCGAATCGATCGAAAGAACTCGATCAAGAGACGCGGGTGACCGTCTACCGCTTCAGCTATCGACGAACGATCCAGTGCCTCTTCTACGACAAGGACGTCTTGCGCTTGCCGTCTCTCCGCGGGCTGTACAAGCCAGACGGTCAGACTGCCCTGATCGACGCGACGTTGAAAGCACTGGACGACCTCGCGAAGACTCCTGAGCTGTATGGCGATCACGCCTTTCTGACCTACGTCCTGACAGATGGGCAGGAGAATGATAGTCAGACGGATCCGAGAGTCCTGACGCAGCGGCTAGGGAGCCTGCCTGACAACTGGACGGTCGCGGTCTTCGTACCGAATGCCGAAGGCGTGCATGAGGCGAAGAAGTTCGGCTTCATGAAAGACAACATCGCCGTCTGGAGCGCAGACGCTCGAGGCATGATGGAGGTTGGTGAGACCATCAAACGCGTGACGGACGATTACATGGCGGGTCGGTCGAAAGGCGTGCGCGGAACGAAGAATCTGTTCGTGCTGCAGACAGACCGTCTGGCGCCGTCGACCGTCGCGAATATGACGAGGCTCGGACCCGGCCAGTTTCGCATGTCGACGATTACGTGGGATATTATCCACGGATGGAATCGAGATGAGAAAGTCGGAATCCCGATCTCGACTTTCGTCGAGCAAGAGACGCACCGGCCGTACGTTCTCGGGGAAGGCTATTATCAACTGACGAAGCCGGTTGTCGTCCAACCGCAGAAGACGATTGCGCTCTACGAACGCAGAGCACATACGGTCTACACAGGGGCCGATGCCCGCACGCTCCTCGGCTTGCCCCCGCACGATCAGGTGAAGGTATCGCCTGCCTCCCATCCGTTGTACGATATTTTCATTCAGTCGACCTCGGTAAACAGAAAGCTTCTTCCGGACACGAAATTTCTCCTTCTATCCAAATGACCGAAACGCCCGAAACGCCCGAACACATCTTCGTCTTCGGATCGAACCTCGCTGGAAGGCACGGGGCAGGATCCGCCTTGCACGCATTACGACACCACGGTGCGGCTTATGGAATAGGAGCTGGTCGACAAGGCCAGGCGTACGCCATTCCGACAAAGGATGCAGGGATTCGTACGCTGTCGCTCGACGCCATCCAGATGTTCGTGAGCATCTTCCTGCAGTACGTAGGAATGCATCCAGACCTCCAGTTTGATGTTGTCGAAATCGGTTGCGGCTTGGCAGGTTACGCTCCGCGTGACATCGCTCCGTTCTTCCGTGGCGCACCGCCCAACGTCATTCTCCCGGAGAGCTTCGTCCGAATCCTGTCCGACGAAAGCCATCAAATTTTTCGCGAAGATTTTCTAACGTCCACAGACGTAGGAGAGCACATGCCTGACTCGGTCGTAATCTACACAGACGGTGGGTCGCGTGGAAACCCGGGGCCTGCTGCCTTCGGAGTTCGCGTCGAGCGGCCTGACGGTTCGGTGATCGAAGAGTTTGGAGCGAGGATCGGAACGGCAACGAATAATGTCGCAGAGTATCGAGGACTGATCGCCGGACTGGAATGGGCTGCATCGCACGAAGTGGACTCCGTCATCTTTCGCTCCGACTCTCTCCTCCTCGTTCAGCAGATGAGGAGCGTCTATCAAGTCCGGAACGTTGGACTCGTTCCTCTTCACACGAAAGCCCGAGGGCTGGCCCAACGCGTCTCGCGTGTCACGTACGAACATATCCCGCGGGAAAAGAACACCGCGGCAGACCGACTAACGAACCTTGCACTGGATGATCGTCTACCGACGTCCGGTGATCGGACGATATGAATAAGGGATAATGGATCATGCCGATTTCCTGGGAGTTGACCGCCTCGCAGTTGGGGTACGGATCTGAGCTCGAGCTCTGGACCGACCTCTACGTAACGCGGGGGTTCTCGATTTCCGAACTGGCGACGAAACTTGACGTCTCGCGGAATACCATCCGGACGGCCCTTGAACGCGTGAAGATCGACGTTCGGAAGCAGGGCGGACCGAACAATCAGAAGTTCGACGTGACGGACGAGATCATCGAGGAGATCCGGTTGAATGGAATCGCGGCCGTAGCGAAGCGGCTGGATTTGTCGTATACGACCGTCTACAAGCGAGTCAAGATCCGAGCAACTGACGTCGCAGACACCGCGCGTGCGCAAGTCCTGACTCGAGCGCTCGGCGACCTGAACGAATTGGATGAGGAGGCAGACGATGCCGAAGACGTATAAGTTTAAGTCGAAGAGCCGACCTGGCCTTCCGCATACGGTCACGCTGTCGGATGATGATGTAAACATCTCGTGCTCGTGCGAGTCGTTTATGTATTCACGCGCGACGCCCGCGGAATGTAGACACACAGAAGCGGTTCGGGATGGGTCGACCGGAGATTGGACTCCGCCAGCGGCCTACGATGGATCCCATCCCATCTCTCCGATGCTAGCTTCGAAGCCGCTGGCTGGAAAGTCTGTCGCTGACTACTCGCGAGAAGAATGGGCGCTGGAAGAGAAGTTCGACGGCCACCGACTGATTCTTACGACGAGAGCGGGGGAGAATCCTCTGGCGTGGTCACGCGTCGGCAACGCTCGTGAACTTCCTCCGCATCTCGTCTCGTCGATCAAGACGTTTGTGCCGGATGGAACGTTTGACGGAGAACTCTACCTACCTGGCGGAACGTCGACAGATGTCAAGGCGCTGGAAAATGCCGAGAAGTTGTCCTTGGTCTTCTTCGACGTGCTTCGCGTGGAGAACGCCAACGTCATGGACCTCGGTGGAATTGCTCGCCGCCAGATGCTCCAACATGTCGGAGCGAAGCTCGAGCATGCACAAGGGTATGGGAATGCTGAGGGCCTATCCGTCGCTCCGCAGTACGACCCGACAGAAGAAAACCTCCACATGCTCTGGAATAGGGGTGGAGAGGGAGGAATTCTGAAGAGGAAGGACGCGGCATACGAACCTGGGAAGCGAAGTAAGGCATGGCTCAAGCTTAAGAAGGAAGGCACTACACGGATGACGGTAATCGGCTTCGTCCCTGGACTTCTCGGTCCTCATGCCATGATTCAACTCCGCGATGACATGGGAGTAGAGATCACCGTAAAAAGCTTGAATGATGCCTGGCGTGCAGACTTCGCAGTAAACGCTGATGCATATGTTGGCAGACGTCTCGTTATCGCGTTTCAAGAACGCACGCGCGATGGAAAATATCGACATCCTATGGCAGAGTACTTCGAGGAGGAGCGATGATTCATCCTCCAGACTGTACATGTGGACTCCATGTGAAGTCTGCTGCACGTCAAGCGATGTCGGAAGCTGCGAAACAGCGACGTGCAACAGACGAGACGCGCAAAGCGATCTCTGCTGGGCTTAAAGGCAAGCCATATCCGAAGAATCGAAAAAGTTCTCCTCTATCAGACGCAACGAGGCAGAAAATCTCGGAAAGCCTTCGAGGACATCCAGGCGCACTGCCGCATGACGCAACGGAAAGCCGCTACGAGTTTCTTCTCTTGCATGGATATGTTCAGTCGCATTCCGTGCGATGGGGTCCGAATAGGCAAGATGTATTCCATCTAGACTTTGCTCACGTTGAAGCAAAGGTTAATATTGAGATCGATGGGAGGTATCACGCACAGAAAGGCATCATAGAGTACGACTTGCTTCGTGACGCGTTTCTGCGCGCAGAAGGATGGAAAGTGATTAGGATCAAGACCGTTCAATGACGAAGAAGACTCCAGCCTGCCTCCGCTGTGGGCATCCTCGCGCTGCGCATCGGCGTTTCTGGCATTCTCGTCGAATCTACAAATGCTCACTCTGTCCGTGTGAGCGGATGTCAACGGAATGGAAAGACGAGGCTCGACGAACATGACTCCACTCGATCCCGTTCTTCGTCGAGAATTGACATACTGGCAACGACCCGATCTCCTCGTTGCCGTCAGCCTCATCGAGTGGACACTTCCGCTGATAGTCGGCTGGAGACTCGCCGGCATTTGGCTAGAGCCGCAGAATGAGTGATAAGCCGACGAAGCCCTTCGACGCGAAGCTAGCCCTCGTCTGTGCCGATGCCCTTCGCTACCATGCTGACCATCTTCGCTTACCTGCCGGCGTCGATCTTCGTCTTGTCATGTGTGCAGAGCTGCTGGAATCAGCGGCCGGTCATTCGTCGCTGGACGGACTCCGGCGAAGCACGGATCTGCAAGCGGACTACGACGTCTTACGCCAGGCAGTCCGCTTTGTCCTCGACAAGTTCAAGGAGGACGAAGCTGACGGCTATCGAAGCATGGACAGACAATTTGCGATTGAGATTCTGCAGAAGGCTCTGCCGCCGGAGGAGAGATGAGCGGAGCCGTCTTGACGTCCGAATAAGTGAACAAAAATAAATCGTAAGTCCTTTATTTCCAACAACTTACAAAGACTTGTTATAATCCAACTGTCCCAAATCACTCAAACCGCGCTGGAATTTCAACGGACGTTACGTGATATGCGCATGCGATTCTGTGATAATGATACATAAACCTTCATTATCAGGAGACTCCAATGGCCATCGACATCACAGTGATTGAAGCAGAGTTGGAACGCAACGTAGCAGCTACCGCCGCGAAGCTCGAGGATTTGAAAGCCGCGAGAACGCTCCTTACGGACACACCAAGAGGATTGTCTACGATCCTCAATACTGCAAGACGGTTGGAGAGTCCGACACGTGTCCATGGCGACTTTCGGAAGACCGTACTAAATATCGTTAGCGGTGCTGACGGTCCTGTAAACGTCGCAGATATTGTGGCGAGATCAGAAGGCCACATCACGCACGAAGAAAGGTATCATGTCGGTACAGCACTCGCAGCGCTAAACAACGCGGGGCTACTGCAGCGTGTAAGAAAGGGATATTATGAAAAGAAATAGGCTGGCGCATGGTTGACGAGCCATTTCCCATTCAGCCGATCGAGCGAGATGCGAACGGAGTCATCCGCTTCCGTCCGAACGCAATCGTCTCGTTCCTCTATGATCTTGCCTCCGACAAGGGCGGGGATCTGCACACGCTCGCGTTGATTGACTTTCCAACTGCCGACCGCGAACAGTTCATCCAACTCCTTGGAGTGTCACTCGGACACTTCGCCGAGTTGCCCTACGTCACGGACGAAACATACGCAGAGGCCGAGGCCATGGCAAAGGACGTTCCGTGAGCGTGCAAATCGACTACTGGTCGTGGAAATGCACGCTCTGCGGTTTCAAAGCGCAGGACCGCTTCACCGTTAATCCACAACAGCAAGTCGCTGAGGCCATCGTACAGCGGCATATTCAGTCTCATGAAAGCCGACAGGAAGGAGAAGACCGTATGAGCAGAGCGAACTTCGGTCAACCTGCCGTCTGCACGTCTTGCGGAAAGTTCGAGGCGAAATGTACAGGAAACTGCCTTGCGACGGTCGAACGAGATGGACAGACAACAGCCTGCGGCGGAACGTTTCGCTTCGCAACGAGAACGGAGATCCTGGGAGAGGCTCGACGGCTCGTTCGTGAAGGGAAGGTGGCCATTTCTCCAACCGTTCCATCGGAGGGTGAGCTACGGTTCCGTGCGTTCAAAAACGGAATCGAAATCGGTTGGAACCGATCCGGAATCGGCTTCGGCTCGCTAACGCTCTTTGTGAAGGATGGAGCGTTCCGGACCGACCGCGAAGGCATGAACATCGACTTCTGTCTGGATATCGTTCGTCAGGCGCTCGAAGAGGAGGACGCTCGTGCTAACGCTCCGAGAGATGGAGGTTCTGAACCTCCTAAGACTCATTGAGTGGAGAGGACATGATCGCTGGGAGGTTTGTCCAGTCTGCCAAACGACTCGCGTGCCGGGGGATCAGAAGCACGGCGGACATAGGACAGGATGCGGTCTTCGACGAATGCTTCGCGTGCTGTCGGTAGATGAGGCTTTGACGTCCGTTGATTCTTCGGCTGAAAGTCGAGATAATATCTAAGTATGCCATTGTCAGACATGACGAGACGATCAGACGCAGGTCTTACTGCTGATCGCTCGGCTGCTGATGATCATCGGAACAGGTTTTAGGGTCGAGGAACGCAGATGAAGATTACGTTTACGATGTCCGAGCCTGACGCGAAGAAGCAC